CAGTTATAGAGGTATAAAGGTATAACTTAGTAGAGGAGTAGAAGGTATAACTTAGTAGAGGAGTAGAAGGTATAACTTTATTAAAGGGATTGACACTTCATATAAAGTTGGTAGGTTTTCACCGTATGAAGCTAACCGTTCTAATTCTGTTGATAGCCAGCAGCAGTCATGCCTTCACAGTGGACGACTACTGCCGGGCGATATTGAAAGCGGAGGGCAAGTGGACATACGGCATCAAGAGCGTTCCTGTTAAGAGCAAGGTGGAAGCCTACCGCATCTGCCGCAAGACGGTCATCCACGCCGCGCAAGACTTCAAAGGGCGTGGTGACTTCGTTACGTTCCTCGGAAGCCGCTATTGCCCTGTAGGAGCGAAGAACGACCCTACTGGCCTAAACATCAACTGGACTCAAAATGTCCGTTGGTTTCTTTACCATCAACCAAAAACCAAATAACAAATGAAAACCGCCGACATGAACTGCCCAAAGTGCAACGGAACCGGAATTAACCGCCAGTTCACACAGGAGGGTGTTCGATGCTCCTGCACGAAAGAGAGTGATTCCGAAATCACCCACCCCTCACAACTCGCGCAACCTACGGAATCAATCAGGCTGGACAGCGCACTAAGGGAGGCATCCAGGGTCACCTACAATGCACCTGCACCCGATTACAAATCCCTCGCCCTTCAACTTCGCGCATCCCTCGTTGACCTTCTCTGCTTCGGCGATGAGTCGATGCTGATGGAAGTTGAACACATCACCAATCTGGACAATCCCCTGTCCCGTCTCGCCAAGGCGGTCAAGTTATTGAAGGATACCGCAGATCTCAAAAACGAGAATTCTAAACCCACCGCGCAATATTCAGAACCTGACTGGCGCAGTGTTGCCGCAAAACTGAGGGATGATTTGATTGGAGTAATGGAAAACGGGGACGAGGAAATCACATGGGAGATTGCAAGAAAAACAATCTGCGATACTGAGCATCTTGATTTCAAATACGACACAGTGTCGTTTATAGGCAAGCCTATACCTTGAAGCTCGCAATCTCAACAAGCCGAAAGAAACTGGTCAAAATACTGTTAATGACCGATAGAAACAAAGAGCCGGAACAGGTGGATTCCTACCGCTTCCTTTGTGTCTCCATCATCACCGACGCGCAGGAGATAATAGCCGATGCGCGTCGGTGTAAAGTCATCGTCGGAATTGTCCTGATGCGGAACAAAAAGAATCATCGCCTGTTCATACCCGCGCAACATGCGTTAAGGTTCATCCAAGGTAAGGGACTGGAAAACACTCTCATGCTAATGCGAAGTGAAATCTCTGCACAGGCAATACGGAAACAACTCGGACTATGAAGAAAAGAAAAAAAAGGGTGGTAAACCCAAAATTAAGCTGGGTTGTCTCGATGCGACAAGCCGCAGCAACAATCGGTGTTGAACTTGAAGAAATCACAAGGGCAAAGGAGTCTGGCAGAATCAATCAGGCTTTCAAAGGCTCAAGGGTTGAAATCAATGCTGTCATTGGATGGTTGGCTGACAATCCTAAGCCTGAACTGGTGGCCGACGAATCTCTGGACATCCCCATCATGGAGATCGAGGAAGCTCTGAAGATGCGAGCGGACAGGCGACGGTCTGAGTTCAAGGCTTTGCAAGCGGCAAAGCTCGTAGTCCCAAAAGACCAGCCGTTGATGGTGTTCGCCGCCGTCTCCAAACATTTTATATCGCGCCTCTTTGCCTTGGAAGATCGGCTGGTTCTCATGTTCCAAATCCCAAGGGAAGAAGTCAGGCGCGAACTTGAGGCCGTGCTGGAGCCGTTGAAGCCGGAAGAATTTGAACGACTGCTAAAGGAAGCTGGAGGCGACAAGTCTGATGATTAAAATTGGCGACGACCTTTTGAAGATGATGGGAGACAGGAAGCGCGAATTCCTGAAATTCTTCCTTGGTTTATTCAAGCCGCCATCGAACGAGCCAATCCACAAATGGGCTGAGAAGAACGTGGAGCTTGCTCCATCCACTTCCAAAGTCGGCGGCAAGATTCGGTTCGACCTGTTCCCGCTGTCGGTGTTCTTCCTTGATTGCTGCCAGAACAAACTCACGCGCAGGATAAGCCGGATGGCAGGTAGGCAATGTTCCAAGACCGAGGATGCCATCACCTACCTGCTTTGGGCAGTCGTCAACAAGCCAAGGCCGACGATGTGGTGTATGGCTCTTGCCGACATGATTGAAGATTTTGCAAAGGACAGGCTCTATCCGGCTTTTCAGAATTGCAAAGCCGCCTACGAATACGCGCCAAAGGAACGTAAGTATTGGACGAAACGATTCCTGAAACTGCTTTCGATGTCGCTCTACCTGCGCGGTTCAAAATCAAAGGCAAAGCTCCAGTCAACTCCGGTTGGGCTTTTGATCTGCGACGAAAGAAAGGATTGGGAGAAAGGCAGTATCAACATCGTCCGCAAGACGATGACAACATTCTCCGACGGGTTGGAGATTTCGATGGGCGTTGCTGGCGACAAGGATGATGAATGGCATCAGGATTGCAAAAAGGGTTCTGAGTCATTTCTACAATTCCCATGTCTGTCATGCGGACAGTTTCAATATTGGAGGCCAGGACGTGCAGCAACGTCGCTACACCCCATAGAAAGGCAGACAGGCGGATTGTGGTGGCCTGAGAATGATGAAACGAAACCCGATGGCAAATGGGACTACGAAAAGGTAAAGCAACAAGCGCGATGGGAATGTGAAGTGTGCGGACACAAGCACACGAAAGAGGAAAAGTTTGAGATGATAAAACGGTCAAAGGTTTTTCATCGAAACCCCAATGCCCTGCCGCGCAATGTTTCCATTTATCAGAATCAATGCTCCGCTCCGTGGGAGTCCTGCGAGTTTGGCGAACTTGCCGTGATGTTCCTACAGGCGAACGAATCCATGAAGCGCGGCGACATTGAACCGCTCAAGAATTACATCACGGAAGTTTGCGGAGAACCTTGGGAGCCGATGGTATCGCGCAAAGGCAAAGAGGATTTGTTGAAGTGCGTCGGTCAATACAAGATGGGCGAGTGTTGGCGCGATGCAGAAGGAAATCTTGAAAAGGATACCGTGCTTCTCATGTCGCTGGACAGGCAGCTTCTTTACGTGCGCTACGTCATCCGGCAATGGAAGATAAAGACCGGAGATTCACGCATGATCGAGTTTGGAAAGGTTGCGACATTGGATGAAGCACGGAGCAAGCAGCACGAATGGAAAATCATGGACAAGGCAGTCTGGTGCGATGACCGAGGGCCAAATGTATCCACAGCTCGCCAGAAGGCAGCACAATGCGGTTGGGGCTGGTTGCTTGGTTCAGATTACGAGAACTTCAAGCCGGGGGATTCAAAGACCCGCCAAGGATGGGCAAAAACCAAGCTAGACCCCGGTATCGGAACCACGATGGAAGGCCGCGCAAACATGTTGGCGTTTCACTGGTCAAACAAGTGGTATAAGGACAAGCTCTATTGGCTGTTCATTCCGCGACTTGGGCCTCTATGGGAGCTTCCGATTGATGTTCCTGCCGATTACCTAGCCGAAGTCTCTGCGAACGAATGGCGCGAGAAGGTGAGCAAGACAGACGGCAGCACGGAAGGATTCTGGTATGAGGCAGGGGACGACCATGCCGCCGATTGCGAGTTGATGCAGATTGTTGCTGCCGATTTGGGGAACATGACAAGAACGGTTGCGTCTCAAAATCCGACGCAAAAATGACTTGCTATAATGTCTGAGTGTGATAAGGTTTTTATTGTTACGGCATATCGCATCGGCTCCGCCTAGATGGAAACTGACTTAATCTTCACTCCATCTAGGCGTTTTTCTAACTCCCCTTTACTTTTCTACTGCGGTTGGATTAGTTTGCCATTGATGATAAATGCGGACTATATCCATTTCTCGCTCCCTGAGCTATACGCCATCAAGCAGCAATGCTTGGATTGCCAGAAGGACAACTTCGCCGCACACGCTTCCTATTCCATCGCCGGACACCAAATCACCCGCGCAAATCTGGCGGTGGTTTCTCAGATTTTAACGAGCGTTGCCTATGCCATCCGATACAACGGCGGACAGATTTCACGTTCAACAGTTTCGGACATGAGTAACGGAACCAACGACGGAATCCGCAACCGATATGGCTATTGAAACACTCACACCGCGCAAACGGGCATCTTCCCTTGTCATGGGCGCGGGACTTCTCGCATTTGGCGACAAGATGGGCAAGCCCTACGTTCGCGCAGCCTTTACCGGACAATGGGAGGGATACGAGCGCAACCGTTTTCGCGATCGTCCGCCCATTCGTTTCGGCTCCCAAGACACCGACCTGAACTATGCGGTGCGCGAAACGATGAACAGTGAGGCTCGCTCACTGGAGCAGACTTTCCCCATCGTCAAGAGCATCAAGAAGCGGTATGCGGATTATTGCGTCGGCAAGTGCAATGTCCGATGGAATACAGGCGACAAGAAAATAGACATGGCCTATCGCAAGGCGTGGAACTATTGGAAAACCGTCTGCGATTATCGCGCACTTCACGACTTCCCTACGCTGATGAAATTGGCAGTCGGACAGTCGTTCTCGGAAGGCGACATGTTTGTTCAACAAGTTCTTTCATCCGGCAGGGCGATGTTGAACATGATCGAAGCCGATAGGGTTTCTTCAAACGGAATTTACAATTTTGACAGTGACGACATGGTTGGCGGTATCGGTTTAGACCCCGCAACCAAACGTCACAAATTCATCCGAGTTTGGGAGCGTTCACTTTACGGAACATTCAAATCGTCTCAGGACATTCCTGTTTCCGATTACAAGCATCTGTTTGACCCGTCAAGGGTGGATGCAGCGCGTGGGGTAACGGGTTATCACGCCGCACTAAACGCATTGCGCGACCTGAAAGAAATCATGGACGCAGAGCGCATCAAAACGAAGCGCAATTCAAAGCTCGCCCTGATTGCAAAGACGATTACCGGAGAAGCTCCACCTGTAAATTTTGGAGATTCAAGCGTCACGAAAACCAGTGATGGATTTTCGATGGAAACTTTACGCGATGGAACAACCGCTTACACTTTTCCAAGTGAATCCATTACCGCGCACGAGGGCGTTCAGTCAACCGCATGGATTGATCAAATCACAATCATCATCCGAAACATCGCGCTCGCTGTGAATCTTCCGATGGGCGTTGTCTGGTCTATGGCCGGATTGAATAAACCTGCCGTGCTGTTTGAATTGCAGCAAGCCGCTCGAACAATCACAGCTTTTCAAGACCAGCTTGAATCTCGCTTGATTCGTCCCATTGTCGGCTGGTGGTTGTCGGTGGAAATGAAAGCAGGACGGCTTCCATTTACTCCGAACTGGTTTGAATTTTCAATCTCTCGCCCTCCTTACATTTCGATTGATGCCGGACGCGATTCAGCCGCAGCCATCAACGAGAATAAAGCAGGGATGCGCTCGCTCGCCAAGTGGTATGATGAAACCGATGACTATTGGGAAGATGAGGTTGACCAATGCGTTTTCGAGCGTTCATATCTTGAAAAGGCTTGCAAGATAGCAGGTATCGACCCGAACAATGTCCGCATGATGACACCAAATGGAAATGTTTCAGGAAGTGGCGCACTCGCGCAAAAGGAGGATGACTTAGGATGAAAATAAATTCTGATTTGCCGCGCAAACTTACTGCCATCCGCTCCGCTGTTTACGGCAAGCCTTGGAACATTTCCGAGAGTGGTTTCCGCCAGATGGTTTCAATTCTTGAAGCCCACATTGAGGGAAAGACTCCTGATTTCGTTTCCAAAATGGATGATGACGACGATGGCGATGATGATACAGAAGATCAAACTTTCGAGGAGCAATACGGCTTCCAGTGGACGGATAACGATGTCGCAATCATTTCAGTTTCCGGCCCCATCTTTCCTCATGCCAATTTGATGACCCGCTTCTCAGGCGCAACGTCGCTTGATGAACTGATGTCAAAAATCAAAACCGCAGATGCGCTAAAACCGTCTGGAATAATCTTGGATTGCGACTCTCCGGGTGGAAGCGTCCAGGGCTTGTCCGATTTCTGCGCTGCCCTTTACTCACTCGCGCAAAACAGTTCTTACGACATCGTTGCGCTGTCGAACGATTGCTGTGCATCTGCCGCCTACATGATAGCCAGTCAATGCAAACAATGCTTCTCCACTGATGGCGCGATGACAGGAAGCATCGGCACAATCATGCAGATGGACAACTGGGACAGGGCTGAGAAGAACGCCGGAAACGACCCCGTTATCATCAAGAGCCATGAATTGAAGGGCATCGGATACGGAGCCGCGACACCCGCGCAGATGAACGACATGGAACGCATGGTTGACCTGCACTTTTCAAAGTTCAAACAGGCCGTTTCTCGCGCACGTCCAAACGTGGACATGGCGAAGGTTGCTACGGGTCAAATGTGGATGGGCAATCCTGCCAATGGCGATGATTCATCCCTGTCGCTCGGACTTGTTGACGGAATCATATCGCTTGATGATTTGGTGGATGCGATGGGTTGTTAAAAAATACCGTTTGATTTTTTATATGCGCGTGGACTAGTGTTGATAAAAGTTTTGTGAAAAAACTAACCAAATAATTTATGTCATTGATTAAAATTTCTGCCACACTTCTCGCCGCAGTCGGAGCAAAAACCGATGCTGAATTTTCCGATTGTCTCTCCAACACTCTCGCCAGCATAAAGTCGTCTCACGACAAACTCGATGCGGCGATTACCGACGCCGCATCGAACCTCAAGACGTTGGCTGAGTCGAACAAGACGCTTTCCGCTTCTTTGGAAGATGCGAACAAGAAAATCGCCGAACTGGAATCCAAGAAGATTCTCAGCGAGGAAGAAATTCGCAAGATCGCTTCTGCCGAAGGTAGCAAGACCGCAATGGAAGCCATTGGCTCCGTTGGTGCTGGCTCGCCTCCTGCCACTCCTTCCGCCGCCGCATCGACTTCCGGCAAGACCGCAGTTGACGGCTTGATTGCCGCGAAGAAATACAAAGACGCTTTCAACGCTTCCGAATCCATCCAGCAGGAGTTCATCACCGCCGAAGGTTACGAAGCCTTTATGAAGGCGCAAGAAAAGGGAATGGTTGGAAAAGTCTATTCCAAGTAAACAAACCACAACAAAAACTGAAATTTTATGGCAGCATTAACCGCAAATTCTCCAAAGACCTATGAAGTGGGCGACGCTAACAGCCTCCCCGTCAAGGCATCCACTGAAATCTTTCTTGGTGCAGCCGTGGGGCTGGCATCGGGTTACGCTCGCGCTCTTGTAGCTGGCGACATTTTCGGCGGATTCGCAGAGCAGCACGTCAACAACGTCTCGCCCGGCTTGTTCGGCGCACCTTCAACCGCTGGCACAGATGGCGCATTGTCAATTCTGGTGAAGCGTTCTGGCCGTGTTGCCGCCGCAATCACCTCCGCCGCTGTCACTGACATCAATAAAGCGGTTTACATGAGTGACGACCATACGTTCACATACACCTCCACCAGCAACACCTTGGTTGGCCGTGTCGTGAAATGGATTTCAACGGGTAACGTGATTGTTGAGTTCAACATCACCACTCAGGCACTTTCCTAAACAGGACAATAACCAAAACAACAAAATTTTATGGCCTTAGACCAAGCAAATCAATTTGACGTAATCGGAATCAACGGTATCCGTGGATTCTTCTTCCAATCGCTTGACCAGATTAATCAAGCGTCTTGGATGTCCACCATCGCCAACCAGTTCACTAGCAATCAGGACACCGAAACCTACGCAGGTATCGGCAATGTTCCTCAGTTGCGCGAATGGGTTGGTGGCAAAAACGTGAAATCGTTCACGGAACAGTCCGTCAAGATTTCCAACAAAGATTGGGAATCGACCATCCGTTTCAAGAACAAAGACCGTCGCCGCGACAAGTCTGCAACTGTTCAAGCTCGCATGGGCGAACTTGCTGAACGTGCTGCCGCTCACGATCTCAAGCTGTTGTCCAGTTTGATTAACGTGGGCACAGGAACCACTCTGGCAACCTGTTACGACGGTCAGCCGTTGTTCTCTGCGTCTCACACTGTCGGCTCACAGGCGTTGAATAACATCGTCGCTGTCACCCTCTCAGGTTTGCCTGTTGGAACCGCAGTCGGATACGGAACGGCGAACTACCCGTCACCTGCCGCAGCCGCGCTGTCCATTCAGCAGGGCATCAATCAGATTTATACATTCGTTGACGACCAGGGCGAACCCATCAACGAAATGGCGACCGATTTCGTCATCATGGCGGCTCCTGCAATGGCTTCTGTTCTGCAAGCAGCTTGCGAACTGCCTTACGTTGGGCTTGGACTCAGCAACCCGCTTCCTGCAAATGCCGCACCTTCCGGCAACCGCATCACCCGTGAAGTGGTTTCCAATCCTCGTTTGACCGCATCGGGATGGACAACTCAGTTCGCCATATTCCGCAAAGGCGCACCGTTCCGCCCGTTGATTTCTCAACTGGAATTGCCTCCGATGTTGAAGGCTCTGGCCGAAGGTTCGGATAACGAGTTCTACAACAACGAGGTGCTGTTCTCCGTTGAAAAATCCGGCAACGTCGGACTTGGCCGGTTCGATCAGGCGGTTCTGGTTCAACTCTCCTAATTTATGGCTTTCCCAACATTCACCGGTGAGGTTCAAGCCGACGAGAGTGAGTTCGCTCACCTCGTTCGCGGAGTGGTTACTGTTGCAAACGGCGAGGACTTTGTAAAAGTCAACGTGCCAGTCAACGAAGCCGCTCCCAAGGCTGGAACCAAAATCAAGGTTGCATACGAAACGGAGCCTTGTCTCGGCGGTGAGAAAATCACCCGCGCATGGATTGTCAAGGATGCCCCAAAAGACGCACCCAAAGCAGCCACGAAAGACGACAAGTAATTTACGGTGCATTGTGTTCATATCGGGGTTGGCCGCTGCCACAGTCCACCAACTGCGGCAGCGGTTTTTGATTTATGAATTTCAAAGCTCAACAGGCGATTTACGACAGGGATTTGATGGCTGTAGAGCCTGAGATGCCTTGTCAGTGCCGGACGGCTGGTGGATTTATGTTCCAAGCCCGTAAAGGGCAGGGCAGCACGACCTATGACGGCCAAGATGCGGGATTCATGCAGGTTGCAGACTTTGACATTGTGGTTCGGACATCGGCATTTACAGACCCCAAGACAATACCTGATCCAGAGGATGCCTTGGATGTCATGGAGAATGGGGTCTATGTGGCTTACAGGGTCAAGGTGTTCAACAATTCATCGGACAATGTTTCGATCACGCTTTCACTCAAGAAAGACTCGTAATGGACGCTAACGTGCAATTTGACGACACGAAATTCAGGGAGCAACTGTTCGCCCTGAATGAAGTATTGCGCTTGCAAGGTGGAAGCTCTGATGGCGCAGATTTGATATTCAACGAGTCCCGCCTATTCTTGAAATCAGCCATCCAGCAGACCCCGCCAAAGTCCAAGGCAAAATCGACACCGAACGTCGAGAAATCCGTTGCAAGCGTGTTCACCGCCGCATCCGAGGATTTTCTTCTGTATGAATTCGGCTCAGGAGGAAAGAACATTGACCAGTGGTTCACATCGTCCAAGGGCGTTCACACTCACGCGCAGTTTGATTATCTGGACATCCACGGTAACGGGATGAACGACTATTTTTACAAGCAGCGTATCAATGGTAAAAACCTGAAACGCGAGAGAAAGAAATTTGTGCGTGGCAGTTGGAAAGCGAAATACGTTGTCAGCGAAGATGCGCTTGCAAGGTTTCAGAAGCAGGTTGTCGGCTTCCTTGGCATGATGAAATGCGGATGGCTTTTCTCCTATAAAGAATTGGGAGGGGCATGTCCAAGATGGATAAATCGTCACCTGCCAAAGAGGAACCTTGGGAACGTCATCAACAGTCTCTCAACGGTTGGACGGCCAAGTATCACCATGACAAATTCAGCGAATGGGATTGAGCATAATTCCGGCTTGATGAATCGAGTGTTCCGCGCTCGCGCCAATGCGCTCAAGACCAAAATCAATTTGCTTGTCACCGACTACGGCAGGGACATTGCTGGAGGCCGTAAAATACTAAAGAAAGTCCGCAAGGATTTCGCAGATGGATTTGCCGAATGAGCAGACTAACTCCACCGCTTGAGATATACGACTTTGAAACGCAGATTGAAACTGCGATGGGGCTTGCTGCAATTAATCACGATTTCAAGGATGTCAACAAGCAGGGCGATGACGGCATCCTTTTGACCCCTCGTATCGAAAGCAAATTCGTTTGCGGCGAACAGGTTCAACGAAGCTACGTTCAGTCGGCAACTGTAAGCTATCCGAACTTCTGGCGCGGCACTCATTACACACGCATCGTCACATCGCGCAAAAAGAAGATTCAAGACCATCGCATGTTGCGCTCTTTGGTGCGGTGGATTTGGATGCAGCATGACGTGGAACTTTCGCCCGATATGCCTTATCTTTCCGTTGTGAGAGCATGGGAAACAGGCACGGCAAACTCTTTTGAACAAACCAACGATGAAAATATTTCGGTGATCGCGCACTCTGTAGATTTCGTGATTAAACCGTCAGCATTTCCAGTCAACACTTAACTAAAATAATATGTCAAATAATACAATTAACGATGGATACATGGTATATGGTTGCCAATCAGTAACCATTCCAACGTCAACCGGAACAACCTACGAAGCGTCTGACATCAGCCTTTCACCTGAAATCAAACGGTTCGTGCGCGAATCCGGAAGGGGCATCCCCAACGGCAAGATCGTCATTCAAGGCGAGACAACCGGAACGATGACGCTGATGTATGCTGGTCTAGCTGCCAGCGTTTCGGTTCCGCTTGCTCCGAGCATTGGACAGGCTTTCATCATCACCACAGAACCCAACCTGACGGCTCCAATCGTCTTGAATTGTCACGTTGAAAAGGTTGGGCGCACCTATACGATGGGCAACCAGGCGTTTATCCCCATCACATTCTCCGTTGACCTGACATCCAGCGTTGTCGTTTCCACCGCAACCTAATCCATCATGCACCCGTCCCTTGCGAGCATACCGGGTTACGCCGATGCCCTGAAAAGGGAGCGGGACGTGCGCGACGTTGGCATCCTGAATGTCAACACGCGCATCTGCGGCGTGGAGGTTCGCCAGATGACATTGCGCGACTGGCTTGTGCTGGACGCAATCGACTGCGAACTTCTAGGCGGCAACTACATGGACATGGTTGAAGTAGTTCGGTTCATGTGGTTCATGTCTCCGAAGTTCAATCCGAAATCGAAATGGAAACGGTGGAGATTCACGCGCAGACTTGGACGGATGAACGCCAAAGATTTATCCATTGCATGTGAGAAGTATGTGCGCGATGTGTTCATTGATACGCCGATGACGATAGTCAGCAAAGGCGACCAGTGGACAGCTCCGCTGGTTTCTTTTGCCGCATCCATCATCCACACGCTTGCCGATTTCTACGGCTGGTCTAAGAATGAAATCATGGGCATGACAGTGAAAGAGATTTTCCAATACATGAAGCTAATCAACATCCGGCGACAGGCTGAGATCGGCGAGAAACCAATCCTTGCCAATCCATCCGACGAAGTGAAGATGAAAGCGATAGCCGAACACCGCGCAAAGGCCAAATCGAATGAATGAAGATTTAACATACACAATGGGGTTGAACACAGACCCGTTTGCGCGAGCGTTGAAAAGGGCGGGTCAGTATGTGGATGATGCCTCATCCGCGATCAAAAAGAAATTTTCATCCATTGCCGATAGTATGGCGTCAATGCTTGGCGCAGCGGCAATTATTGGATTCATTCGGTCAATGTCTTCGATGGCTGAATCAATTCGCAGAACATCCATTGAAGTTGGGGTATCAACTGATTATTTTCAAAACTTTTCAAGGCTTTTAAGGTCAAGCGGGGTTGATGCTGAAATGGCAGAAAAGGGTCTTGATAAGCTGAACACAAGGTTGGGGCTTGCCCAGGAAAACGGTAAGGAATTTGCAAAGATGCAAGAGGAGCTTGGGTTCAGCCTTACTGACAACATCGGCAAGCTCAAATCGACTCAGCAAGTTAATGATGATGTCGCAGATGCAATAAAGAACGCTGCCACAGAACAACAAGCGTCAGCAATAGCGGCGGCAGCTTACGGAGCAAAACTTTCAATTGTTTTAATTCCTGCGTTGCGTGGCGGGTCTTCTGCAATTGCTGAAATGGGAAGCAAGGCAAAGATGTCAAAGGGTGATATTGATTCAATGCACAAAGCAACGAACAATATTAAAGACGCATGGAACGACGCCCTTATAGCCGCATCAAAGTTTTACAATTTTCTTGATAAAGTTGTCACAAAAACAAGAGACGCGCTAGGCACTCCGATTTTTACACGCAAAGATGTCAACAGAGTTCATGGGGCAGGTGGAACATGGGCAGAAGATGGCGTTCATGGAATAGATTCAACGCAAACCCAAGCCTACAAAGACGGACTAAAAGAAATCAGCGAACTTAAAAGCAAAGAGTTAAAGGTTGACGCGCATCAGGCCGAGTATTCAAAGGCAAAAATGGAGCGCGACGAAGCACAGTTGAAACTTGCTCAGGCAAGCAAGGAAGAATCCGTAGATCGAAACAATCTCATAATTGAAGCTGAAAAAAAGGTAATTGCTTTTGAGGAGGCAAGAAAAGTCATACTTGAAGATGTAAACCGCCAAGACGAAAATGCGGCAAGAAATCTTAAAAAGAAAGTGGACTTGATACGTGAGCAGCGTGATTTGACTTATGAGATTTCAAAAGCGCAAGAGCATCAGGCGCGGCAGGAAAGGCAGCTTTTTGAAAAGCAATACGCTCACATTTCTGTTGCTGAACTTCATAGTATAAACAGAAGGCTCGGTGGACAATGGGGGGATGACCAGCAAAAAGCGAATCGCATCACATGGCTTGAGAGTTGGGCAGAGCAAAATCGTAAAGATTTATATTTCGACAAGTCGAACGAGCAGCGCGATGAAGCTCGCCGTCTGCGTAAAACCCTTTCAACGAATGTTGACCAAGAGGACAGGGAGCCGAATACTCAACTGCTTGATGAAATCAAGGATTCGACATCTCATCTGAAATTCCTGAAAGATAAAGCCGCTGGAAAGGGCATCCCTGTAGATGTCAGCATAGCACCATGAACACCCTGATCGACGGAGATTTTGACAGCGCACAACCGTTCGGGCCTCCAAGGTTCATCCAACCTTTCGAGCGTCCGAACACCAGCTATGTTCTGGAGCAGGAATTTGTTCAGCTATCCAGTCGCTTTTCATCGCTCGCACTCAACACTCCGCACAACGATTACCCATCCTATTTGCTGGTCAAAGAATCACCCACAACGCCCGTAGGAGTTGGTGAGTGCATCAGGTGGACTCGGACATACGCGCAAACTCCATCGACACGCAGTGAGCCTTCTACGCTTGCTTATCAGTTCATTGGGTTTTTCGGTATCCGTGGCGTCGTGCTTTCAACCGGAACAGCCGGAACCATTGGCCGCTTACGGTTTACCAAGTCCGTGACTGCAACGGTCAAGTATGACTATTTCCTGACAGGCGTAGGACAAGCCTATTTAGATGCAACCACAATCCCAGTTATCGCCGCGCAGAAATATTATACCCGCATCGGCACGGTGACGGTTTCAGGCGGAACAGCATCATTCACCGGAAGCTACACCGCTGGTTCACCTGACGATGTGCATCAAGGCATCCCAACCGACTACATCGCTGATGTCGGCACAGATCTTGTTATCAGTCCAACCGTCCCCACCCGCGCAACGTATCAGACGTGGATTAAGAACGGCACTCAGATTGTGGCAGAAGATTCTTCCATTTCGCCGTGGATGGGAAACATCTACGTGCGCCAAACCAAATACGTCACCGCCCAATGAGTCTGATTCCCGATTCAACTCCAGGATGGGAAACGCTTCCGGGATTATTCCCCTCGGCAGGTGCGAAGATTCCATCATTCAAATCAGGACGTGGCAAGCCATCGGTTCTCTCCGCTGGCGACATGAACAAGCTGGTTGATTCGTGCAACGCCTTCCTTGGATTGCAGGTCAAGTTTTCAGAAGCTCAACCCGATGTCAGCGGAAACTACACCGCATCGGCGAAGCTCGTAACCGGAAAAGACAATTCGATTTTGGAGATACTGCTTCCTCCGTCTGCGCTTTCGTCAAGTGGTGGTGGAGGCGGCTCCGGCAATTTCACCGCTGGCAGCGGAGCACCCACAGGCACACCCGCAAGCGGAACGTATTATTTCCGCACGGATACCAGCCAGCTTTACAAATATACGAGCAGTTGGGCTGTGGTGTGGACATCGCCGCCGCCAATTGTTGAAAAGATGACAGTGGTATCTTATTCAACTGGGGCTGATACCGTAAATGTTCTTCGCGCAGATGGCTCGACAACAATAGACGTTGCGTTGCCTTGGGGATTGAGGAACGCGCAGAAACCGTCTGATGCCACCGCCCAACTTTCGACTACGTATTCAAGTGGCGATATTATATTTGCGGGTCAACCAAATGGAGGAACGGGGGTAGGTGGTGTTGTTTGGCAGGAGATTTCATGCACAAAAGTTTGGCATGTAAAAATCGTTTATCAAAATTCAGATTGCGCGACGAAGCACAGATTCGTCGCAGCCACACCGGAGATCGATGGCGCATGAGTGGAATGTTTGATAAATGTTGCGACTGCCAACAGCCTTGTAGTTTACTCACTCTTGGAACCTGCCCCACTACAAATTGCCCATCAGGAGCGACCTATCCTTGGTATGAATATATTGGCTCGGTAACGCCAGACGTTTTAACCGGACTGCCGTCGTCATTTGGGACATCGTTGCCAACCGGAACTTACATTATTGAATACTGTTCGGGTTCATACCAATACGGCGCAAATCATTATGTTAATAATTTTGAATGGCGCGTGAATTTTTTGGATGACACGTCTGGAGGTGCGGCAACATATAAGAATGTTCTAAACGGAGAATGTACGGCTCCGGCAGTATCCGGAGCGATAGCTGAATCGACATGCTTAGCTGGCAGTAGTCATTTTAATTATATAAATCACAGAGTTGGAGAAATAAGCGTTCAGCTTCATGGAGCACTTGGCCTCTCTGTTTCTGGCGGAGTCACTTTTAATCTTTATAGGGTTAGACCTGTATTTGTTAAAAGCGGAAATGCGGACTTTGTAAATGATTCTGCTGTTGCTGATTGCCATTGGACGACGCCCGGAACATCTGCCGTTGCTACGTTTGCTATCGGGTTTTTAGTTAATGCAGAATTAGGGTCAGTATCAGCAGGCGCAGTAACATATGCCAACGTAACCGCAAGCCTAGATTCTACAGGCGGAATAACTGGCAGCACCCCCGTATTGTTTAATATGTATTACGGCTCACTTGTTACTATTAATTTTACATGCGCCACCAGCTTTGTGACGGCAACCCTACGGCTTGCGTTTAATGACGGAACGCCGGATAAAACTTTTGATATTTATTTAGGGCCACTTTACATTTGCGAATTAGTCGTGGATGATTGGGCAACTCACGCAGACGTATGTGACCTGACATACCCATATACATATCTTGTTTCGAGGGCAAAAGTTTATGTTACGAATTTAGGTTATTGGATAAACGATTCAAGCCTTTCGATTGATTTTGGGAGTGGTGCATCAAGGGTTCAAAATCTTTCATGTGTTCCGTATAGCAACCCGCACATCATTCAATCAAGTTTCAAACTTGTCGTTGGAGGTGGTCAGTATTCGTATCCATCATACGTAATAGGCCAGTCTGCTTATTACCCAACATCAAGCCCTGGTTATTTTCCAATACAGCCGTCGATTCAACATGCCTACGGCACTGGCGTAGTTCTGTATGTTGTTCCCGCTTTAATAACTGTGTCAGATTCGATTGAAACACTTTTTTCAATTACTCAGACAATCACGCTTTCTAAATGAAAAAAGCAGACCTGATTAAAATGCTAAAAGACGACCCGATTAAAGCTCAGAAGGCTTTGAAAACGGGGAGGCTTTCAGCTTGCCATAGGCTCATTGAATTGCCGGATGATTTTGAATTTGACACCAAACTTCACGGCCTTGGTGACGTAGTGGCATCCATCGCACAACCGATAGCGCGTGTCATTGACCGAGTGGCGGGAACGGACATCCAAAACTGCGGCGGCTGCAAAAAGAGGCAGGAGGCTTTGAACAAAGCTGTGCCGTTCAAAACCGATTGATTAAACCAACCCCATTGAGCTATCTTGAAAACGGATGAGAACATTCACATTCAACACCGACTTACTGACTCCGAAAGCGAACCTTGTAAAGTCCGTTTCGCTACCATTGTCGCCACAGACAATCCCTGAATTTACTTTCGGAGAGACTTTCTCCTGTCAGATTTTCCTCGTCACATCGGCAGGTGCATACGACAGCAATTCCGGCAATTCTTCCAACACTCCCAAGATCGGAATTGGAACGCCTGGTGCAGTTCCTACGAGCGGAACCTTTACCGTTTCATTCGGCGGACAGACATCCGGCGCGATTGCCTACAATGCGAGCGCATCAGTCATCCAGACAGCGTTGCAAGCCATGTCCAGCATCGGAACGAATAACATGCTGGTTTCTGGTCAGTTCCCTGATTACGATTTGCAGTTCGCTGGAAGTCTAGGCTTGGCTTCTCAGACGTTGATGACTTCAACTGTCAACAACACCCTCTACCCGAATTCAACGGTCACAATCAAGCGCGAGCAAGCAGGAACGGGGTCTGTGAACGAGATTCAATCCCTGTCGATTCAGCAGAATCCCGTTGTCGCGGTCACATCGTTTAGCGCGGTGACGCAGACGACCAATAGCGGGTATCCGACAGGTGGAACCTATACGCTTTCGTTCGCTGGTTACACGACATCGGGACTCGCCTACAATGCGACGGCATCCACCATTCAGACCGCGCTACAGGGGCTTACCAGCATTGGCTCTGGTAATGCCTTGGTGACTGGAACATTCCCTACTTTCTCCGTCCAGTTCGCCGCTACCCTTGGACTCGCTCCACAACCCAACATCACGGCAGCATCCAGCCTCACGCCTACGTCAGCCGTTACCATCGCCACAACTCAGGTAGGAAGCGCGACACAGAACGCCGTTCAATCCATCGCGCTCAATGCAACAACGTCCACCAACATCGGATGGAGCGCAACCATTGGCCTGACATCCGCTCAACTTCAAGAGTTGATTGGCTCGCAACAGTTCATTTTCACGACGATGGAATTTCAATACACGGATGGAAGTTCCAACATCACCGTGTTCGGCTCCCCGACAATCAAGATCAATAATCGCATCACCATTTCATGAAGAAGCTGATACTCGCATTTTTATTGCTGCCTCTGGCTTGCATCGCGCAGACCAACAAGACTCCGTTGCTCAGGCCGATATTGCAGACAAGCATGGATGGGAATGGGCAGAGTATAACGAATGTTGGCGCGATGAAAGTGACAAGTTTGCTTGTGGGCGGCTCGCCGGTGGTGACGAATGGGCAGAGTGGGGTGGGGCTTGGTGGTTATACAATAAGCGGCTTGCAGAACTTGATTCCCGCCAATGCCACATACAACACGCAT